CCACTTGGCTACATTGGCATGAGTCGTCGCAACAATGGTTTCCGGAAGTGGGGTGCCATCCGTCGCCTGACCTGCGTTTGGTTGGGTGATCGTGATTGGCACATTGAACTGCGATGCGCTCAGGTATCGTATGCCGGTGCTGAGTCGTTTGGGCAGCATGATTACCTCGCAATCCGGCAACTCTTGAAGCTCTGAAGCATCTTGGACAGAGTCACAGCAATCTCAGATGTGGGTTCTACCGCGATAATTGCTCGGTTATCCAAGAAGTGAGAACCAAGAAACATGATGGCCATTCGTAGTTGGGCAGGCACCTGCATCGGATCGTTTTCACTGTATCCAGCCCAGTAGGTGATTTGAATGCAGTCCTGACGCCTATCCGTTACAGGCCACTGGAACCCAATATTGAGCGTGATTTTGTTCGCAAAGACTGTGTAGCTTGCCGGGTCCAGTGTCTGCTGTACTCCGTTTGGATCGTTGTATTGAATGGTCAACGTATTGGCCACCGGAGATAAAGTGGGAACAAGGACTGGACGACGTACAAGCTCGATGCTGTCCTTCGTCGGAAACCCGTACCACCAATAGGGCGTCGCGGTGAAGGCGTAGTTCAATTCCGAGTACAGGTAGTTTCGCGGATCTTGCTGGCCGGGGAAGTAGTCGTAAGTCTCCAGCATTTGCTCGTTGAAACACGCTGTGGCAGCCGCTATCTCAACAGTGTCAGTGGCAGCAGCGATGAACGTGATGATGGTGTCCTCATCGTCACTTCCCGCTTCTGGTACGTCAACTCTGGCAAAATTACATAGCTGGGTTATCGTGACAATTGGTCCTGATCGAGGAGTCAGAATTCTCTGATACATGGGCTACTTCCGTTTGTTGATTTCGAGTTGGTGAGCGTAAATGTCGAGTGACGATTCATTCTTCGCGTTGCCACGACGGCTGACCTCAATTCCATGCTCCTTGCAGAGCCGCAGCAACTTTGCGTACACCTCGTCGCGGTGAGCAGGAGGAATTACTTCATCCTGGTCAAATCTAGCCAAGGCATCCCTGAGGTGGCTCTTTGTTTTTTCAGCCGTGCTGAACTTCCAAGGAAGGGACCAAGTGCTGGTGTCGTCAGGATTCCCCACGTAGCAGAAATCCCCAGCAGTGAGGTGTTCGCCATCCACCTCTTTTGTCTTTTCCTGATTCTTAAACTCTTCCGGTATGTTGCGGAATAGCGAAAGGTCGAAGGAGTTCGTGACCTGCATCTTCTTTCCTCCGATACAGTCTGCGAAACCGTCCTTGACTGCTTGTTCCGGCGTCATCCATGTCTCTGCCTTCATGAGAGCCAGAATGTCTTTCTTGGACTTGCCGGTCTTCTCTGTGTACAGAGCACTCGCGGAACTGGTCACCGTATCCAGCGTGTCAGCCATCTTGCGCATCGTATCCGCATCTCCCATGGACATGCCCTGAGCTTCGTGAAGCATGTAGCAAGTGCCCGGAGCCATGGTCACCTTCCCGGCGGTGGCCACCAGAGAGGCGGCGGAGGCGCACATGCCAACCACGTTTATGCTGACCGGCTTGCCACACTGCGAAAGAAGGTTGCGGATGCTCACTCCCTGAAACATATCGCCGCCAGGACTGGACACATTCAGAACGACCGAAGAGTATTCACCGGCTTCGTCCATTGCGTTCTTCACAGACTCTGCCGTGATCCCGTCTCCGAACATGGTCTGTCCGATGACATCAAACATGTCGATGCTCAGAGTCTTGTCGTCAGAGACCTGCGCCTTGAACGCGATTGGATTCTTTTCCTTCTTGAGTGGGTCCATGGTCATTCTCCCTTTGCCAGAGCTACCAACGCTTTCTGCTGATCCGCTGGGGTAAGTGTCTTGTAGGAGTCGCAGTACCTCTGTGCTGAGTCAACCGAACAGACCAGAACCTCTGAGACGAACTGGGCTGTGAGATCAGTCTTTGCTGCCTTTCGCTGAATACGATCAACAAGCGAATTGGTAATCGCTGAAAGTCGTGTGGCAAAGTTGCTCGCATCACTACCACCTGCCACGTCACCCTCTTCTGGAGGAGTAACTGGCTTCTTGACCGCTGCCGGAGGCTCTTCACCTTCCGCACTTGGCGGCTTTTGTCCCGGAATGAAGAATTCCTTCAGAACTGGATCGAAAATAGCTCCGTTTGCTGGACCAGTAAGGAAGTCTCCGCCATCAATGGAGTCACGATCTTCAATTGCCCTGGCTTCGTTCGGAGTCAACTGGTAGCTGTTGATCAGGACTTGGTTTGTCTCTGCTCGTTCTTTGGGCGAACCACGGAGAATTACATCCGCGTCATGCTTGGCATACAGTGAGGCCCACTGTTTCTTCGGAATGAGATCGCGCGTGATGCTCTGCTCAATGGCTGTCGTGTACGGCAATAAGTCTGTGTTGAAATATTCGTCGAGGAAGGCCGTGCTGCTCGCGTAGGTAGAATTCTGCTCACCCAATCCGAGCTTAACGAGCAGGGGCGCTCCTCCTAGCACGCGAATTATCTCCTGCGCGTCCCATTTCCTACTCTCCAAAAGTTGGCTATCCTTCGCGTTCCAGGCCATTTTCTCGAACTTCATATTCGGGATGTAGGAGAATTTCCCAGCATTCTGCGAGCCGCTGAAATCTTTCCGGAGTCTGTCAACAGTGTTCTGGGCCTGAATCTCATCAGGAGCAGTGTCAGGACTTACACTCGTTAAGAATCCACCCATCCCCAACCCATTTGAGAATGTGCGACCAGCAGTTTCTTCGGAGGCGATCAGGAGACTGATGGCCTCCTTCGCCAACATTATGATCGAAGAACCTTCCAGGCCGAACCCTTCGAGGTTGAGTGCCGACACATGCCAGATTTCGCTCTGTTTGAATTCCCGGATGTTGCCCTGTCCGTCGGAATAGCGCCAAAATAGAGTGGGAGGATTGGTCTGACGATCCCAGTGGGGGGCCATATTCCATGCTTGCAGGGGAATCAATGCGAGGATTTCACCGGCTTGGTCGAGTATCTTCTGACAATAGCAATTGGAATTCATGATAAGTTGGCTGGCGAGAAACCAGCGCATCTGGTACGAAGTCTGGTAGCTGTTGGGGCAGAAGCGAAGGATCGGATAGAGAGGATCGTCGATTGCGTGAGAAGTACGCTGGCGTCCACCGACAATAGAAGTCTGGCGAAGGATGAGAGGCATCTTGGCAATATCGTTTGCCAGAACCCGCACACCACTCAGGAATGTGGCGACACGGACGGCGGTCGCGCGAGTGACAGCTTTTCCGGAGGATGCAGGGAATCCGACGAGAGCTTGAAGTAGATCTCCACTCGGCGCGGCAAGAGTGCTCTCACCTTCATTCTTGAAAGCAAACCGGATGATCGAGTTTATTTTAGTGAAAGGATTCATCGCGCCTCTGTTGCCTATGGGCAAGTTGCTGGCTGAGCAAGAACCAATGGGTTCTATATAAGGGTTATAGAACGGTCTTCAGGTTTAGATAGCATCGGATCGTACCCGTACTGAATACGATTTCCACCAAGTCTCATCGCACGATCCATCCCCAACCCAGCCGCGTGAAGAATGCTCTCCCAGTAAAATTCGTCGTCAGTTTGCCCGGACTGACGTTTGATTGGTCTACCGGATCTATAGGGCTTCGACAGCCCGGCACTACAGATAATCCGACTTACACGACTCTGCGTAAGCGAGAAATGAACAGCGATTTCCCGCTGTAGTACATCCGGATGTTCCTTCGTGTAGATGACCACCTCTTCGACAATCGTCATCATGATTGCACCATGAAGAACTTGCGCTTGGGCTTGATCATGTTGTCCGGGTCGATGGCTCGGGAGATCGCCATCAGCAATGAAGCACAGCCATCGATCTTTTCCCGTCTACGGTCACGAGCAGGCTTGATGAAACCTGTGCCCTGCTGAGTGGCCCAGCGCAGGTTGCTCATCTGCCAGCGCATGACTGGGTTGTTGGTTTGAGAGAGTTCGTGACGTTCTATCTTGCGCATTAGCTCAAGGCAGGGAGGATTCATCTTTTGAGGAGTCTGGGGATGCGAGATGAACTTATGCATCGGGAATCCTGACTCGCCAAGCATCCTAACGAGTTCGGAACTCCATGCGTCATCAAATGCGATTTCTCGCAAGTCGTATAACTTGTTGATTTCGGTAATCTGTTCAGCTATGTACCGGACATCGGTCATGTTGCCCGGTGTAGGCTCTAAGAAACCGTCCTTCGCCCAAGTGTCGTATGGGACATGATCACGCTTTACACGGTCGCTGATGTTGTCTGCCGGAACCCAGAAATACTCAAGCACTCGCCATTTCTCTTCCGACGTGAGCGGAGGGAACACCAGTACAAGTGCAGACGTGTCAATCTTGGGTGCAAGATCGACTCCGGCAAAGCACAGCTTGCCCTTCAACTGCTCGATAGCCTCTTTGCGAAGGCGTCTTGAATCGGGATGCTTCTCTATGTCCTCTGTGCAACACTCATCCCAAGTCGCGATCTCTATTGCGGGATCTGCTGCTTCGTCAGTCCAGATGTTCTGGCGGAATCTTTTGAATTCACCAAGAGCCGTTGGCTTACCCTGGCTCTCCGCGAAC